GTCGATGTCGCCGATTGGCGTCTCGGCGTACTGCACCGCGCTGATCGTGCCCTTGCCGCGCCCAATGCAGAGCCACTCGGTGACGTGCTTGACGGAGTCGATGTACTTGACGGCGCTGGGCTGGATCAGGTCTGGCCACACCCTGCGGTAGCCGTAGACGTCGGGGATGGCCTGGTAGACCCGGGCCACGTTGGTCTGGCCGGTCAGAGAGTTGTTTGGGCTGTCCTTGCCTGCGCTCTGCCCCGGGATTTTGGGGATCAGCGTGTAGAGCGCGACCGTGGCGCCCACGAAGGCGATGATGGCCCAGGTCAGCGGGTCAAAGCCGGCCGGGCGCCTGGCCACCGTCACCATGTCGCCAGGGTGCGGCGGCGCGTCCAGGCGCGCATCGGTCAGCGGGTTGGCGCGCTCGCCGTTGATGATCAGCTCGCAGTCGCCGCCTGCGGCCAGGTGCCGCGCAATGTTGGCCTGCATGCTGATGCTGCAGTCCCAGTCGTGGCGCTGGCGGCCGGTGATGGCTGCCGGGTCGTTGATGATGGTCAGCATGGGGTGTAGCGGTAGAACCGCAGTTGGCCGTAGATCCTGCGCACCAGAGACAGGCGCGAGATGCGCACGCTGCCCGGGTGGTCTGGCGATCCCTCGGCATGCAGCAGGCGGCGGCCGGGCAGCACGATTCCGCAGTGGGTCGGCGCGCCGTCGTTCCAGGCCATGAAGCAGGCGGCGGCCTCGTCCGGCCCGCACTCCAGCCACCCAGCGGCCTGGGCGAAGCCGGCGGCAATGTCGGTCTGCGGCACCGGGCCCAGGTCGATGCCGTGCACCTCGCGGTGATAGAGCACCAGCAGGCCGAAACAGTCGCACGCGGCCCAGTCGCTGCGCCAGCGCACCCACGGCACGCCCACGGCGCGGGCGGCGAACTCGTCGGCGGTCATCAGATCCGCTCCAGGCCCGTGAAGACGCCCGGCTCGTAGATCACGCCTGCGGTGCGGCGCATGGGGTTGTCATCGGTCGCCGTGACCTGCACCGACTCGGCATTGAAGGCCACGCCGCCGGCGTCAGCGACGTACAGCGTGAACGTGCGCTGCGGCTCGTCGACCACCCCCAGGAACAGCGCATAGGTCACCGTGATCGGGGCGCGCGAACCGCTGGCCGTCACCAGGCGCAGTTGCCGCTTGAACTCGCGCCCGACCACTTGGCGGGGGAAAGCGATCGTCATGCGCGGCCGGCTGTCGCCCTTGGCCTCTGGCGGCTTGATCGACATGGGCGCCGGGTCGTGCACTTCGCCGGCCAGCGTCACCGGCGCGAACTGGTTTGCCACCAGCCGGATCGGCGCGTCGAATGCAGGATGCTCGAACGTGACCGCGTGGTACTCGGCCAGCGGCGACTTCGTGGTCCAGAACTCTCGGCGGTCCATGCTCAAGAGGTCGGAAGCTCGACGCTGACGGCCTCGTCCAAGTAGGCGGCCCAGACCTCCCAATCAGCCAGGCCGACGATGATTTCGGCCGCGTCGTCGTAGCCGTCCGGGACCACCTGGGCGCGCGCCATGATGGCGGCGGTGTAGCCCCAGGTGCCGCCGCTCTCGCTCGTCGGGAGCAGGCCGTCCGGCATGAACCGGCACACATGGTCGAGCACGCCGAACTCCGTGCGGATCGGCATGGTGAATTCGTCCAGGCCGCGCCGTATGGTGTTGCGGAACCACAGCTGAAAGATCAGCGCCTCCGCCTCGGTGAAGCGGAAGGCGACATCCCAGAAGACGGGGGTGTCTGTGCCGGTGGCTTGGGCGTAGCCGTAGCCGCGCCTGGGCTCGGCCATGCTGAACGCGGCGGGCTGGCTGCGGCTTTTGCCTGCGCGCAGGATCGTGGTCAGCAGTAGAGGGTAGGCGGCCGGCATCGAGGGCGATGCTAGGGAGGCTGGCTGCCCCAGCCGGCGCCGACGGTCAGAGCGCGCCGCGCACGTTGGTCGAGGACCGCAGGGCGTTGAAAAACGGGCCGCTGTTGCCGCTCACCTGGTCGATCAGGTCGGCCATCACCAGGTGCACGACGTTCTGCTGCTGGTCGAACGACTGCGCCTGGACCTGCTGCGGCGTGCCCATGTTCTGGATGATGATGGTCGGGGCCTTGGCGCCGCCGCCAACCTGGTCGGCTGGCGTCACGCTGCCTGCCTTGTTCGGGAGCATGTACTGGCTGCCGTTGCTGCCGGTGAACATCTCGGGCGCGCCGGTCTCGTTGACCTTGTAGAGACTGCCGGCGCTGACTGGGCCGCCGTACTGCCTGCCGCCGCCGTAGCTGATGCCGGAGATGGTGCTGATGATCGACGCCGTGGCGGCCACCACCGACGCAATGGCCGGGATGTTGGCCGGGAACGGCAGCGCGGCCGCGCCGGCGATGCCCTGCTGGATCTTGATCGCTGCATCAGCCAGCGCGAAGGCCTTGCTGGCGGCGAACAGGGCCTTGTAGATCCCGTTCTGCTTCCCGCCGAACGCCTTGGCGATGTCGGCCATGTTGCCAAACAGGTTGCCGTAGGCGGTGAGCTGCGCCGACTGCGCGGCCGCCCGGTCGGCCATCTCCTTCTCGCGGATCTGGCGGATCCGGTCCTGGGTCTGCTGCTCGAGCGCGACCGCGGCCTCGGCATACAGCAGCTCGTTCGCCTGGTCCTCGGCGGCGTACAGCGCCAACAACTCCTTCTTGCGCTCCAGCTCAAGCTGCAGCTGGGCGACGGGGTCGTTCGCCACCTTCATGTCGACGGCGGCCTGCTGGGCACGCTTGCGCTGCTCGGCCAGCTTCAGTGCGGCGGCTTCTTCGGCAGCGCCGTACTCGATCTGGCGGGCGATGGCCTCCTCGGACTGCCGCTGCGCGATGGCGGCGCGGTCGATGGCGGCGTTCTGCTCGATCAGCGTGACGGCCTGCTGATGCTGCTCCAGGCTGATCTTCTTCTGGTTGAGCAGCTGGTCGTTCTTGCGCAGAGCCTCGCGCTCGGTCAGATCGATCTTCTCGTACTCGGTGGCCACGGCCCGGGCCAGGCCTGCAACATAGCCAGCGCCGTCGAAAGCAGCGCCAGCCGACCTTCCAGACCCGCCGCCGCCCGCCGCCGGTTTCAGCTTGCCGGCCGGGCCGCCGGGCACCACGCTGCCGCGCCCGCCGCCGGCGCCCTGCTCCCAGGCCTCGCGCATCTGCTGGCCGGCGAGCTTGGTGCGCGACAGGGTCTTGGCGTCGGCCGCATCCAGCTCGCGCCGGCGGCTCTCGGCATCCGCTCGCATGGCCTGGCCGATGGCTGCGGCGCCGGCGAAGTCGCCGCGCGCAACGGACACGGCCTGGGCCGCCAGCCCGCCGATCTCGGCGCCGATGCCCTTGAACACGAATGTGACGTTGCGGCCCAGCACGCTCAGCGTCTGCCAGGTCAGGTCAGCCGCATCGATCAGGTAGGACAGCGCGTTGCGCGTCGCGTCCGCCCAGGACCTGACCGCCTCGTTGCGGCCCATCTTGCCCGCCTCGTCGTTGGCGGCGCCCAGCTGCTTGGCCAGCTCGTCGAACACCTCGCCCGCGCCCTTGACCACACCGGCCATGGCCTGACTGCTGCCGGTCAGCTCGTCAAACTTCAGGGCAGCGATGGCGGCCTGGTCGGCAGCCACCACCATGGCGGCTTCGATGGTCTGCGGGAACTTCTTGAAGTCGGCGTCGATCTTGTCGGCGGCCTTGGTCAGTGCGTTGACCACGACGTCGGCAGTGAGCTTGCCCTGCTCCCCCAGCGTCTTCAGCGCACCCACCGGCACGCCGATGCCGTCGGCCAGCTGGCGCATCAGGTAGGGCGCCGTTTCCAGCAGCGAGCGCAGCTCGTCGCCGGCCAGCTTGCCAGAGCCCAGCGCCTGGCCGAACTGCAGCATGGCCGACTTGCCCTCGACCGCGCTGGCGCCCGATACCTTGATGGCCTTGGCCAGCAGTTCGGTCAGCTGCAGGGTGTCGCGCTGGGTGCCCCCCATCTGCAGCAGCGACTGGTTCAGCCGCGTGAACACCTCGATGTTGCCGGCCAGGCTGCTCTGGGTGCGCCGGCTGATGTCGACCAGGTCCGCAAAGGCCGCCGCGCCGCTCTCCATGCTGCCGGCGGCAACCTCGACCCGGGCGGCCAGCAGGCGGAACTCGTCGGCGCGCTCGGCCACCTTCATGGCCAGCAGCGCAGCGCCCAGCACGGCGGCGGCGGCGGCGGTGGCCGTGAGCTTGGCCTGCATGCCGTCGAGCGTGGAGACCGTGCCGCGCAACTCTCGATCGACCGCGCGGTTTGCGCCGATCAGCTTCCTCGTGTCGAGGTCGACCTCGTAATAGATTCCACCGACTTGCTCAGCCACCGCCGCGCTCCTTCATCTTGGCCATGGCCGCTTCGTACTGCTCGCGGCTGGGCACGTTTCGGGCCTTGGCGCCGGCCGCCGCGTTGTCGGGGAACTTCATGGCCAGCATGAGTTGAAACTCGGTCATCGACAGAGCCTCTGCGTCGGCGCTTGACAGGCCCAGGTGCACCCGGGCGGCCGCGATGTACTCGGCGGCGTCGAAGCGGTCGGAGAACTGTCCGGCCGCCGCACCGGCGCTGGCCTCGGGCCTGGCCTTGCCGCAGATGCCGTGCTGCAACAGGTGGCGGGCGATGATGACCTGCTCGCTCTCGGGCATCTCGCCAGCGTGCCAGCCGGCCTCATCGCGCCAGCCGATCAGCGGCGTCGGGTCTTCCTGATCGCAGAGACAAGCCAGGACATAGGCGGCCTCCTGCGCGGCTGCCGGCCCATGCAGGGCGGCGTACAGGGCAACGATCTCATGGGGCGACCCGAGCGAGGCGATGCGGGCGAACGACGGGCGGAAGGTGAACTCCACCCCGTCGCTCGCCGATGCTCGAACGAGGCCGCACTCGACCAGCACGGCAGGTCAGAGGTTGAACAGCTGCGCGGTCAGGTTGGCCGCGCCGGTGATGTGCACGACGCCCTGGCAGTAGTGGCGGATGGTCGAGAGCACCACGGCCACGCTCGCGCCGGCAGCCACCGGGATGGCCAGGCCGCCGGAGACCGAGACATTGCCCAGGCCGGGCACGGCCACGCTGGTGCCGCCGTCGCCGTCGATGGTGGCGGTCAGGCTGCCGCCGGTGGTGTTCCGCAGCACCAGCAGCTGCTTCTTGTTGCCGTTGAAGGTGATCGTGTCGTCCGCCGACAGGGTGGTGATCGCGGCGGCGAAGGCGCCCGCTTGAGCGGCGTTGATGGAGGCGATTGCGGCCATGGTTCAGGCTCCTGGTTGGGTGGTGGAGTCGGGTTGATCAGGCGGGCGTGAAGACC